GTTTTAACAAGCCGGTTGCTATTGGCCTTGATGCTACCAAGTTTGACATGCATGTTAGTGCATCCATGTTAAATTGGGAACACAGCATCTATAAGCGCATTTATAATCGTGACCAATTGCTGAACAAACTATTGTCATGGCAGTTGAATAATGTGGGTAAGGGTTACTGTGATGATGGGAAACTACAGTATAAGGTGAAAGGTAAGCGTTTCAGTGGCGATATGAACACAGCACTGGGTAATTGTATTATCATGTGCGCAATGGTTTGGTCCTACGCAAAATCACGTTGTGTCGATATCAAATTGATGAACAATGGTGACGATTGCGTTGTGTTTATGGAGTCATCTGATTTAAGCAAGTTTCAAGACGGACTTAACGAGTGGTTTTTGTCACTCGGGTTTAGGATGACGGTCGAGGAACCATGCTACGCTTTGCCTGAGATTGAGTTTTGTCAAATGCGCTGTATTCGTACAGCCAATGGACCAGTTATGGTTCGCAACATACCAGTTGCACTATCCAAAGATGCGATGTGTATCATACCACTCGAAACTGAGTCAACCATGCGAAAGTGGTTGGGCGCAGTGGGCGAGTGTGGTGTGGCTCTTTGTGATGGCGTACCTATAATGCAGAGTTATTATAACATGTATTGTAGAAATGGTGTGAAGGATTCAAAGATTAGGGAGTCCGTTGCGTTCCAGACTGGTGTGCATATGTTGATGCATGGAATGGTTACAACCAACACTAAGGTGTCTGAGGAGGCGAGAGAAGATGTGTATATTGCGTGGGGTATACCCCCAGATACGCAGATTGACCTGGAAGAGCAATACAACTCCATGGCTATTGATTTTGGTGATGAAGAGATCGATGGTTATGACGAAGTGAATAGCATGTTAATCTAGGTCACCGAGTAATTATGTATACAGATAATTACACCGGACCATATTACTCCGATGGGAAACTGCAAGAGTCAGTACCCTTTGGGACCGCCCCCACAGAATCATTCCTTGCTTCACAAAGCAGATTGCACGATACTGCTTATGCCACATATCCAGATGAGCTCCACAGGAGAGCTGCTGATGACATATACTACCATAATCTCAAGGGAGAAGGGATTCAAGAGGATGTGGCAGCGAAAGCTGTCAAGTTCGGTAACGAGACCGCGCGTGGCGCGTCACGTTTAGGTGAAAACGTTCTTAATGGTGCCAAATTCGGACTGCCAGGAATGTTAGGAGGTCTAATTTATACTGCTTTGGGAAA